CAATCGTGCCAAAGCTAAGATTGTTATAGAAATTCTAAAAGTAGAATTAGCTATTGAACAATTCAATCTAGAGCAAAAAGAAATTACCCTAACATGGGAACAACAAAGATCATTAAACGCACTGACGGGAGGACAATTTATTTTTAGTAAATTAACAGAAGAATCTAAAAAACAGTTATTAAAGATTGTTGGCGAATTAGAAGACTTAGAACGTGAAGCAGATCAAGATCGTGCTATTGGAAAAGGTGCGTGGAAAAGATCTAGCGAAGCTTCTATAAAAAGATCGGAGAAAAGATCAAATAAATACAGACTTTTAAAAGAAAGAGTTAGTAAATTAGAATTGATTCAAGAGAAACCAGTAGAAGCCAAAGAAAAAGAAATAAAGGTAAAAGATATAACTGTTAAAATCCCTGTTAGTGTTTCTACCCTTAAAAAACACTGCAAAGTACCATCTCCCGAACTGACAGACAAAGAAATTATTGACGGATGGAAGTATTCTTTGGCTACCCAATCAATGCAAAAAGACTTTAAGGCACAAAAAGATATTCAATGGAGAGATCGCCATCTCCTTCTACAGGTAGTTTATTGGGTTAATCAATACCAACAAGAAATGGATAAAAGGGGATTAACAGAAAAATACTGTCTATGGATTGAGAAAAAACAAGCATTTAAAGACGAGTTTCATCGGAAACCAGAAAAGGCAATTAATAAATCTAAGGATACTCAAATCAATATAACCGAAACTCAAGTAATTGAACTCAGAACCAAACAATTAGAATTAAATCTCTTTTGTGAGATGCTTGCGTAAATAAGCCTCAAGAAGTAATCGATAATACAAAATTTACCAAACAGACCGTATCTATTTTTAATAGAGAAGGTAAACCAAAAAAGTCCGAAAGTTTGTTTATATTATCTAAAATTCAGTGACCTAAGCAAGTCATTAAACTGCTTAATTTAATCTATTAACAGCGTATTTGCTATGATCTTAATCTTGTCTCTTAAATTAGAAGATTTTGAGGTTTTAAAATCTTCTATTCAAAAAATTGACAATACTGACACTAACTTGAGTCTTGTTAAGCTACAAGATTACTCTTTATCAGGCATAGGTTTGACAAGAGTAGCTTTAATCTGTGATAAGCCTCCTCAGATAATCGCAAAAAAAGGAATCAACTTTTCTACAGAAGCAATTATCCCTGAAACTAAATATTGTGCTGCCTGCTTAGTTTTGGGTAAATTTACGGCACTTAATACCCGAAACAATTCTGGGTACTGCTTGGACCATCGAGAACTCGATCCTAAACGAAAACAGGATCAACGCCAACGCTACCAACAGAGACGTAGTACATCTGCTCAGAAATAATTTTCCCACATACTTGATTTTATTGGGAGAATGATCCACAATAAAATATAAACAAAACACAGGAAGTAATAAATCATGTCCAACGATAAACGGTTTGTCGAAGACTACCTCCGAAATTACGAATACATCCCACAAGAGGATCAAAGAAGTGACAACCAACTAAAGACTGATGGCGAGTTATCTTTCTCTGAAAAAAGACAGGTTGCGCTCGTTGATTGGTTGTTAGGTGAAGATGCAATTACTAAGACCTCTATTTCAAGTGAGGAACTATGGGGAAAAAATCGGCAATTAACTAATTTAGTTCAAAACTTAAAATGGGAAAATCTTGAATTGACTCAATCTATTCAAGAGATGCACAATGTCAGACAGCGTGAGATTAAAGAAGGATCTGAGATTATTAACCACTTGACGGCTCGCATTCATGAATTAAAGCAGGACAAAGAGTACAATGAAGCATGGATTGAAAACTTAAAGCAACGAATACATGATCTTGAATGTACAGTTTTTCTACTGCAAAGAGAAACAAATCAAATAACAGTAAACGAATCTGTTACTCAATTACATACTCGTATTTATCAACTGGAACAGGAAAATAAGCGACTAAAAAACAATCAATTGGAAGTCGAAACAAAATCAGAGCCAAAACCTAAACCAGAACCTAAACTGACGGATAACAAGGCTAAAAAACCTAAATTTAAATTACCAGAAAACTTTGCTGACTACCAGCAAGAGTGCGACGACTTAATTGATGCCTTATTCTGTTTTTACAATATCAAAAAAGGTAAATCGGGAAAAGACATTCTCCAGTTTATTCTTACTCCCAACGATACCGAAAAAGCAAAGCATCCATATCCTGACAAGTGGAAAGCAGGGCTATATTTGCAGCCTGGACAGTGGACAGTCGATAAAGTCAATCTATCCGACCCTGATCAATGGGAAGACTGGTTTATGGATGTCAACGACTTTGCTGACGCTAACGGCATAGAGATTAGTTAGTTTCTAGTTATCAGTTATCAGTAGTACACTTGTTCAGAAATAATTCTCCCACATACTTGATTTTATTGGGAGAATGATCTACAATAGAAAAAACAAAACACGGAAAAACAAGATTATGGATAACGCTAAACAACCAATCAAAACAACACAAATTCCTAAAATTAAAAAAGCTCAAATTTTCTGCAAAGAGATTGAGCTTTTTGCTCAATCTTTAAATCAGAAAGCACAAACAGTGCTAGACAAATATCCGACGCTGTAATCAGTTATCAGTTATCAGTTGTTATCCGTCAAAAAGTGTGTGATTGCTTTATCGGCTTGATTTTCCGAGATTTCTGGCAGTCTTGCGATCGGTGTAACCATAGGTAAATCTACAAACTACAAAAAGATAATAAAAAAGTTTGACAAACTACTTGACACGAAAACATATACCTGTTATATTGGGTATATACCAAAAAACCAAAGGAGTTCACGATTATGACTACTGCTACCATCGACAAAATTGATTCTCAAGTCGCTGACATTCAAAATGAGATTGATTACCTCAAATCTCAAATTGAGATTTTCCAAGCCAAGCTATCTGATCTAGAACACTTTAAAGCGCAAAAAGAAGCGCAAAAAGAAAGAGTTCAAAAGTTTGAAGACAAAACCTCAAAAGTATTGGCAGAAGCAGAGTTTCTAAATATAGAGATTCCTTCAAAAGAAGAATTTGAAAAAGTCTATGATATTCCTTATCACCAGGGCGGACTGACCGATCAAGAACGAAAAATCCTTTGGAAGCTCCCCTATCATTTGGAAGAGGCTATTGCTGAGGATCAATGTGTAACAAAATCTCGGTTATCTGGGATTAAAAGCAGTCTTTACAAAAAATTTGGGTTGCAAGGTACACCTTGTCAAAAAACCATAGCACTTAAAGCTATGTCTGTTATGTATCTTGGCTAGTCTCATTGGGGTTTAAAAATATTTCTTAAACCCCTTGACATACAAACATAAAAACGTACAATAGAAATACAAATTGAATACAAAAAACAAAGACTTTCTGTAGTTGAATTACAAATTAGAAAACACCGAAATCCTGGTAAATACAAAAAAGAAAGAGACTTGATTTTGTCTGAAATTGAAAAAATGGAAGCCTTAATTAATGCAATGTCCTAAATGCCAATCACAGAGAATCTCTAAAAAGGGATTTTCTGTGTCGGGAAAACAAAGATACCGATGTAAAGACTGCAATTACCACTTTACTGGTAATCCGGCAGGAAAACCCTCCCACCCTGATTCAATGACTAACGCCGAAAGATGTCGTCGTTATCGGTTGAAAAAAAAAACAAAAAAACACTTGACATACAAACATATACCTGTCATTATAGGTATATACCAAAACACACACAGGAGTCAAAAATGATCGTAAAAACTTTAAAAGTAATTGCAGAAGAGTTTGTCTGTGAGATCAATTCAGAAGAAACAAAAAAAACCTACACCTTTTTAGCTTACGAGTACCCGAACGGTGTTTGCACTGTTTCTTACGAACACACTAACGACGCTTTTTTCTTAAATCGGGACGCTATTGAAGCTTGCGGATTGGATCAAGTTCTAGAAGTTCAAGAAACAGGAGAAATCTGGGAAAGAGATTTAGATTCTTTTCGAGAAACACTTGAAGCCTCGATAAAAGAATTTGGGTCAGACCTTGCTACAGAAAAAGCTTTAGAGCTTCTTAACTAATTGTCAATTATCAGTTATCAGTTATCAGTTATTAGTAAGTAGTATTAGGCATTTAAAAGCAAAAACCATGAGCAAACTAGAATATCTTGATCAATTTATTTGTACTCAAAACTACTACAGTAATAAAAACTACCCTTTTTTATATACTGACGGAGTCAAATATTTAGCGGAAAACGGAGCCTATTGGATACTTGACGCGATTGCTTCGTGGCAAAGTGAACTCATTATTAAAAGCAATCAAGATTTAAGTCGGATTCAATTTTGGAAGCTAAAAGTTTCTCCCGATAGTTCAGCGATTCTTATCTGTGAGCGGGATCTAGATGAAATAGTGATCACTCAAAAGATACTCCTTACCGATTTTCCCCTTCCAGAAATCACTCTTTATTTGTGTGATATGAAGATCGGACAAGGTGTTTTAATTCTCCCTAGTGAGTATTAATCACCAATTATCAGTAATCAGTAATCAGTTATCAGTTATCAGTAATCAGTTATCAGCAAATCAACTATTTGGGATTAACAAAATGAACCAATTTACAGAAAAACTACTCAATCAAGTCGCATTAGAAATGGTAAGCTTACCAGCAGGTGAATTTCTCATAGGCTCTTCTGATAGTGATCCCGATGTTCAAAATCATCAAAAGCTTCTACACCAAGTTCACGTCAACAGTTTTGCGATTGGCAAATATCCGGTGACTCAGGAACAATATCAAGCGGTGATGGGAATCAATCCCTCTCACTTTAAAAATAATCCGCAAAATCCAGTAGAAAACGTTAGTTGGGACGATGCTAAAGTTTTTTGTCAGAAATTGAGTCAAATAACTGGCAAAACCTATCGCCTACCTACAGAAGCGAAATGGGAATATGCTTGTCGTGCGGGGGCAACCACTTGCTATTATTTTGGTGATAATGCTAATCAGTTAAGAGATTATGCTTGGTATAGCGAAAATTCTCAGGGAACAACCCATCCTGTAGGATTAAAACTACCTAATGCTTGGGGATTGTACGATATGCACGGCAACGTCTGGGAATGGTGTCAAGATAATTGTCCGCGGGGCGGTTCCTGGGGCAACATTCCATCTCTCTGCCGTTCCGCGTTTCGCAACTACTACTACCTCCGCCGCGACTACCGCGACTTCGATATCGGTTTTCGGGTAGTCTGTGACAATTAGCTACTAATCAGTTATCAGTTATCAGCAAATCAACAGGAGAAACCAAATGTATTTCTACAACGCCTTCGATTTTTGCCGTCTTACCTCTACCGTAAAGGATTTTGCCGTAAAGCTTGAAAAGATGCTAGTAAAATTAGAACATCATTTAGCAATAAGTGAAGATGGTCTTTACTGTAAAATATTTTATTACCAACCATCAACTAATGCCTATCCAGATGTTTATGATACTCAAAAAGTGTACGAAATGTTAAATAATTTTAACAAACATAAAAGTTATTTATGGTCTTTTCTCCAAAATTGTAAAGCTTAATAGTTTTAGCTTTCAGTAATCAGTTATCAGTTATCAGCAACGAATTAACAGAGGTAATTGTGTTATCATTTCAAGAGTTTCAATCTGTAGTTACGCAAAAGTTTCCTCATTGTAATTGGATATTTGAGCAACATAAATTTACTGTTATAGGAGAACAGTATTTTGCAAACATTACAGACAGTCGAATAATAACTGCCTATTCTTGCCAGTATCAAAGTTGGTCAGTTGGGTTATTAAGTGAAAACAGGGAATATGCTCAAAGTTGGCAGTATAAACACGCTAAATCTTTTGTTTTGATATGCACTCAAATTGAGCGAAATATTCAACTAAAGTTTTAGTTTTATTAGGATTGTCAATAAATCAACAGGAGTATCATGCTGTCATTTCAAGAGTTTCAAGAACAAGTTTTAAACGTTTTTAGTCCAAGCAAAAGAGAGTGTAAGTTTTGGAAAAGTTACTCAAGTTTCTCGGCAGACATTAATTATCATGGCGTAGAATATGTATCTTACCTGAAAAGATACATAATAGACGAGAAAGACTGCAATTGCGGGCAGTGGTTTATTCAAAAAACTTACACGCAAAAATGTAAGACTTTTTCGGATTCCTTAACTCAAGGCATAGAAACTATTGGTAAACAAACCACAGAATGTATTAACGGTGAGTTACAAGTTTTTTTTAAAATTCAAAAAGGATGGAGAAACGTTAAATTTAAAGAATTGTTTGAGTCTTTAATGATAAATTAATATCTCGTGGTGAGATATAAAAGTCGACTATTCGTAAGCGGTCGGTCTAAAATTGTTATAATAGCTGTAAGTTATCTTTACAGCTATTTTTTAATGATTAACTGGAATCTAGGAAAAGACTTAGCTACTGAAGCTTTTGGGGAAATGGTGTCCGAATTTGCCCAAGAAATTAACTTTCAGATAAAAGATAATAAATGGCCTTGGCCACGGGAAACTGTACGAAAAAACGGCAGTGTGGTTGGCTCACCCCGGGACATTGTAGATACAGGTGAGCTAAAAAATAGCCAATTTATTGAAGATGTATCAGATACCTATAAAGTAATCGGTTACACTGCTGATCATGCGCCTTTCGTTCACGAGGGCTATCAAATACAGCGTAACGATGGAACCGTGACAGATGTTCCCGCCCGCCCATTTATCGACACAGCCATAGAGGATTATAATCCAATTGAGGCTTATAGTGAAATCTTAAAGGAAAAATTAAATGACTGAATTAGAATTAAGAGATATTTTATTAAGTATTAGAAATAATTTAAAGATACTTATCGGTACTGACTTAGGTAAATACGAAATAACAAGCCCTACAGGGCAGAAATTAAATGAAATTGACGCTATCTGGGTGGAACCCCCAGAACTACCCGCTAACTATAAAGTAAAGCCCAATAGTGGAATTGAGGCAATTATCCAAAGAGAACCTGACCCCTATCAAGAAAATTTACTAGGCTATACCGTAGGCATAAATAACTATTGCATTACCTTGAAACAGTACAATCTAGAGAAATCCTTAACACCGGTGATCGAGAGACTTAAATCATCTCGCTACTGGAATTTTCTAGATCAGCCGCGCCTAACCCCCTATACCAAAACTTCTGAGGGGATTATCAGACCAAAAGCGACCTTTAAAATTACCACTGCTAGACTTCTAGACTTTTAAAGTACACATTTACTAATCTTTTATAGTACAATGTAACTAGAAAAGTTTAGTCAGTGATCAGAATGGCAAATCAGATTCAAGAATTAAATCGGAGTGACAACCTCACCCCTAGCCGTGATACGCAATTTTTTATCTCTGGTACTTATGGTTTTGGGGAAGACCCTCCC